ATCTCATCAGTAGTAACCTCAGGTTCAGATTGTATAATCTCTTCTCCAGATGAAGAAGTATCAACAGGTGATTCTTCACTACTACTATCATCATCACTACTATCCTTATCATCTTGTGATTCAGAATCACCTTCTTTCTCTTCTCCTTTCTGTTCACCTTTACCTTCAGTATCATCATTCAACTCTGGTTTTTGGGTATTCATCTCATCCTTACAGAACTTGTATAGTTTTTCAGCTACATCTAATGCATCTTTGAATGTTTCACTCTTACCTACAAGTTCAACAAGTTCTTTTTCTACATCTGTGAAGGGGATATTAGTAAAGTTTCCGATCTTATAGTATAGGTTGATACGATCAGCCAGATTCATCTCACTGATATCAGTATCTTCTAGTTCAAAGAAATCAGATTCAGATAACTGTTCATATCCACGATAGAAAGATTTAGTTAATCCAGGAAACCTACGTTTCATAAGTTTCTCAATCCTAGCATCTTCTGTGATGTTCACAAAAGCTTTAGGTATTTTATCTTCCCAATCCCACTCATTAGGAGTGAAGATTGCGTGTCCTACTTCATGTCCAACCAACAAATCATATACAGTATTAGAAGCTCTCTTCCACATTGGAAGTGTGAGAACTCTTCTCTCAACATCAAATGATGCTGTACTAACATCACGATTCTCTACAACCAAATCTTCAGTGGCTAAGAGTTTTGCTAGTTGAGATTTGATCTCGTAATTAATCATGGTTTAGGTGTCTCTCAGTTATAAAGCATTTTAGTGGTGAGTAATAATATTTTTGAGAGGGTTCTATCAGTTTAGTGATTGGCACACCAAACCCCCAGTTTTCACTGAGGGCTCTTAGGTAGGAAACTCCTTTAGGTTTATTAGGGAAATTATGTTGTCAGAATGTACCTACAGAATCGTTTTGCTTCGTGATCAGGAATGTCGCACTCGGTAATACATTGAAAGTATTCCGTTACTTGATCGTACCTTTCGTCTCCTGTGTCTTTTTCATTCCACTCCCAAGTTGCTAACTCGTTACGTGATACCAAGTTTTTCATAATATTCTCCATGATACCATAGTATATAGTGTTGGTTTCCTAACTTTATGAAGTTTTAGTATTCTTCACATTTTCCTAGAGAATCCTTTACACTTCTCAAATTTAACCACTTCTTGGAACTTATCTTCAAGTCCAGTCTTATGAGAGATCACAAATATATTAGCATCTGTAATCTGATATCTAATAATCTTTAGAAACTCATCTGTTCCAAATCCATCTAATGAAGAATCAAAAACCTCATCAAGAATGAGGAGATTCGTATTCACAGAGTTCTTAAATCTAGCAACTTCTCTCCAAGTGAATAGAAGTGCCAAATCAATTCTCATCTTCTCCCCTTCACTGAATGAGGAGTAGGAGAAATCCTCATGAATAGGTGATTCAATTGTTTCATTAAACTCGTCATCGAGTTTGAAATTAATGTAGAACTCCATCATCTGGAGATACTTATTGACTGACTGATTAATCAGTGGAAGATATTTCTTAATGATCTTTGTCTTAACTCCACCATCCTTCAGAAGGTTATATGTGAAATCATAGTATGAAATATCTTCTCTCTTCTTTCCTAACTCCTCATAGGTGTCTTGTAGTGATTCTCTGAAACCTTCGAGCTTCTGGTGTTCAGAATTTCTGTCTTCAAGTTGTAAGGTAAGTTTTTGAATTTCAGATTCATGTTGTCTGATCTGTTTTTGACAACTAGAGATCTTAGTGTTGTTAGAAGTAATGTCATTAAGTAAGTGACTTATGTCTCCTGAAATAGATTTAAAGTGTGACTCTCTGTTTTCTTCCTCTTTGATTACTGATAGAAGTTTCTCATACTCCTTCTGTAAATCCTTTGCTTTAAGTTGAGAGTCTTCAATTCTATTTAACCTAAACGACTCCTCAATGTCCTGTTCACAGGTAGGACAAACCGTATTATCGTTAAAAAACTTATGATCTTTAACTAATGTTGAGATCTTTTGAGATATCTTACCTTTAAAACTTCCATACTCACGAAGTTTCTTACTACTATCACCATATTCAGTTACCTGAACCTGAAGTGTTTTGAGTTGTTCATTCAACTTCTCATTACTACCAACAATATCGTTCTCTTCTATAAGAAGATTCCCAATCTTATCTTCTCTCTGTTTGATATCATCCTGGCTTCTGTTCTCTAACTCATCAATAAAGTTCTTCTGCATCTCAGCTTTATCACTGAGTGATTCTTTCTTCAATTCTAGAGTTCTAATCTGTTCTCTCAACCCACGAATCTTATCCTTAATCAATGTATTCATCGATGAGAAGATCTTAATATCCAATAGATCCTCAACAACTTCTCTCCTACTGGATGTAGGAAGTTGCATGAATGGAACAAAGGTGGATGAACCTAAGATAACAATCTGTGTGAAACTCTTATAGTTCATCTTCAGAACATTCTGTTCCAACCACTTCTGTTGATCATTTGCAGAAGCCTTCTGATCTAACTCCTCACCATTACGCCAGATCTTAAATGTGTTAGGTTTGATTCCCCTCTCAACCTTCCACTCAACCTTATTCACAGAGAACTCAATCTCAACTACCGTACCCTTATCATTGGTAGTATTGATGAGTTGATTCTTATTAATTTTACGAAATGCCTTTCCGTAGAGTGAAAAACACAGTGCATCAAGGATTGTACTCTTCCCTGCCCCATTGGTTCCAATAATAAGAGTAGTTGAATCTTTGTTTAGTTCAACTTCTGTCCAGTGGTTACCTGTACTTAACAGATTTTTCCAACGGATCTTTTCAAACAAAATCATGAGCGTTATCAGGGGGAATCACAACATCATTGGTGGTAATAACAGTATACCTATGTTCATGTAGTTCACATGTTTTTATCATAAGTTCATCATCTATCTCCAAAACCTTAAGTTTTGGATAATCAAACAGTTCAAGGTGCATAGAATATCGATTGGCATCATCCTCTTGTTCGAAGATGTAGAGAACTTTTTCTCCATCTTCATCAATAACAGAATATGCTCCTTCTCTTTCTTTACCCTCAACTGCTATAATATACATCAGATAAGCTCACATGCCTCTTGATAGATAGATCTCATTACATTCTGAATACGTTGTGTATCCAGTTCTGTTTCTGAATCATTGATATATCTATCTAAGATAGAAAGTGTATCTTCTGATTCTTCAACTTCAAACTCTTCTGATTCTATCAGTTGGAAGTTCTCGATGATTTTAAGATCATGTACACCAACAGAATAGAGTTTATCAATAAACTTTTCAAACTTAGTGATATCAGTTTTCTTCTTGACAATAACCTTGACAATCTTATTCTCATACTTTGTAACATCGAACATCTGATGATCCGTGTCTTCATAGTAGATGTTATGGAATAATTCGTATGGGTTATTGACTGGAGTGTGTTCTAAAGTTTCTGTATCAAAGAGATGGAAACCTCTCTCATCATTCACATCATTCCAGAACATCTGATAGGGATTACCTAAGTAGAAGATTTTTCCGTCTGAGGATCTAGTGTGATAGTGTCCCGACAAGACCTTCCTGTAGTTCTCAAATAGTTGGCCGTCCATACCATTTTCCATGACGCATCCACGATGAGCTCTAAATCCTGAGAGCTCAAGGTGCCCCATCGCACAAATGCAATTTGAATCTTTAATAGATTTGACGCTACTTTGATAATTTTGTTCATTGATCCATGGAATAAAGAGAATTTCTAAACCACCCACATTCACTTCTGTTGTGGATGAATACACCTTAACATTATCATACTCCTTTAAGAGTAAGTCAACAGCGTTGATATCATTTGTGTTTTTGTAATATGCATCATGGTTACCTACCATGAGATGCATTGTGATACCTCTTTCTTTAATAGGCTCAAAGACAACTCTCTTTGCCCATTCTAGTGAGGTGAAATCAATACCTTTACGACTATCAAAGGCATCACCCATATGAATGATAGTATCAATACCTTCACTATCAAGTGTGGGGAAAAAGATGTCTTTATAAAACTTTTCAAAATAATCATGAAACAGTCTAGAACTCTTTCTGGCCCCATAATGAGTATCCGTTATGATAGCAACTTTCATACAATCAGTATCTCAACTTAGAATGCACTGCATCTTTGATGCTATTATAGTCAGAGTAGTTACTACTGTCAAGGTCATTGGAATCGAAGACCTCATCAAAGTCACTCTTCTCAAGAATCTTGTTTTTAATTTCTAGTTGCTTCTTCTCCATAGAGATTCTACGAAGGAAGGCAAAGTAGATAATCTGAGTGAAGTATGCAAAGGGATTCTTTGACTTCTCTGGACTAAAGTTATGGATATATCTAACACAGTTTTCAATACCATCACAAATCATATCATCCTTGAACATGTAGTTCACGAAGTTAGGCTTATATGATAAGTGATTTGCAATCTTAAGAAAGCACTCACCAATATAACGAGGAATCTGTGGCTTAGGTTGATCGTTTAGTTTGGCTCGTTCAATCTCTGCAAAGTAGTTCTCAAGTGCATTCAAGAACTCTTTGTTATTGACGTAATGTTCTGGTTTAGCTCTTTTTCTTACCATTGTTCCATAGGGTTTTGCTACATCCATATTCCATAATCAGTTTCAACTATTATACCTCATTATCAGGGGCTTAACAAACTTACTCCATATGGGTAGAATAGGTTTGTTACCTTTGAAGGATGGGCTTAGCTAGACTTAAAGAGGTTCTCTAAGGACTTCTTGGTATCCTCTACAGTTCCTAAGTATCCCATCTTCCTATCTAGTTCAGAATAGTTACTCCTGAACATCTTACTAACATAGTCTTCATAGTAACAAATCATTTCAATAGAACTTGATTCAGAAATAGTTAATACATCATCCATATCAAGAATAAACATATCTTGAGAAGAAGTCTTTAACCAAGGCTCCATCTTATAACCCTGATGTCTACCTCTTGTCTTTATAAGTTCAACCACAATAGGATTAGAAAGAATCAATACTGTTCTATCTTCCTCTTCTGATGCAGCCACCTTTGTGAATATCTCTTCTCCTGAATACTTTAGTTTAATTGTTGCGTAGAATTCTTCTTCTATTCCCATAGGGTAATCTCCTAGTCTTTGATATTAATTGATGTGATGTCATAATTGAATTGTTCTTGATTGTATATCTTCACTCGTTCAATGAAGTGATTCAATGTGTAGTTCTTACGACTATTGAGAGTGGTATCGTCTGCAATGTCATAGAGTTTTGCTTTCACCTTATTCTTGCCTTTTCTAAGGACTCTACCAATAGACTGCAGATTACGAATCCTAGACTTGGATGGAGAGGCAAAGATTACATTGTGTAAGTTTTTAATATTGATTCCAGTACTGAATGTTCCGTAAGAAGCCACGATTATGGCGTTATCCTGCTCCTCAGTAATACGCCTGACTTCTTCTCTGTCTTCAGCATCTACACCACCATGAATAAAGAAGACCTTTCTACCTTCATTCACTTTGTTATTTATCTGGTCATATATTATGGCACCATGAGTTTCTACTCTGGCATATAACACAAGAGTGTTGCCTTCTAAGTCAACAGCTAAGTTAGATATGAAGTTTGTTCTCTTATCATGACCAATAAGGAATTGTATCTCATCTTCAAATGTATCAAACTTCTGTGGTTTATACTTCAATACAAGACATTGAATATCTAATGTTGCAAGATGTCCTTCATCAATAAGTTTCTTTGTTCCTGTGACTTTGTATGAAGGTCCAAACAACCCCTCTAACACCCACTTATGGGTTTGTGTGCCGTCTAAAGTACCTGTAAACCCATATCTATACTTGGCATGATGTAACTTATCCATGATGGATACAAGTGACTTACTCTTAAAGAGATGAGCCTCATCACCTATCACAACATCATAATCTTCGAAGAAACTTCTATCCAACTGATAGACAGATTGCCAAGTGGTAATGGTTACTTCATTTACATTAGTCTTATCTCTACCAGCATAGATTCTA